TTCCGTTGCTTGCTTCTTGATGCCATCCTTTTCATAGTCACGGATTTCAAGGCTACCTTCGATATAAACCTTGGTGCCTTTCTTTCCGTATGATTGGATGACTTCGACTTTCTTCTGGTCCCAGACTGCGACGTTGACCCACATCGTAGTCTTTTCTTTCTTGACCCAGCGATTAACGGCGACAGAGAAACGAGCGCATCGTTTGTCTCCGTACTCCTTGATCTCTGGATCCTTGCCGATGTTACCAATGAGTGTGACCTTGGCTACCATGTTATTGCTCCTCTAGTGTTTTGCGTTTTTCAAGATACATCTGACGCAGCGTTGCAATTTGCGGCGGTGTCAGATGTTCTGCCTTTGCTTTGATGTCGGCAGATACGGCTTCCAATTCTGATGGTACGGTTGCCATGCTGATTGCAAGTTCAAGCGCACCCATCAATGGATTGCGGTAGGTTGTGACTTGATCCTCATCTGGATCATCACCAGTCTCGAGGCCAAGCGTTTTTAGCAAAGCATACTTGACAGCATAGGACATAGCTTTGCCTGGTCCTTTGTCCTGGTCATCAAGTCCGTAGCCAAAACTTTGGACTTCGATGTAGTCAAACGCATCATCTACGTTCACGAACCGAACCGTCATTTTGCATTCCGTTCGGTTGCCTTGCTGTGCGTAAGCTACGTTGATCGGATAGTAGATCACGCCAGCCTCAAGTAAGGCCGGTCGCACCTTAGATGTCACGCTGTCATGCGAGACAATCGAGTAACGCATACCCTGCTTCTTTTCTTTTTGAATGTAAGTCACCTTCTGCATTGCTGATGCAAGGCGCTGGTGTAGACTAGAGACGGTCATCTGTTCCTCCATAATCTTCATCTGTTCCGAATCCTGCTGATGCAAGGGCATCCCCATCGTCGGGCTCTGTTCCTTCATCCGGCCCATTGTCTAGCTCCTCCTCGATTTCCATGCGGAATGAAACTGCCTTGTCGATGAGAGCTTTCATAAGATCATCGGCAGGGTCATTGAAGAACTCTTCGACTTGAAATGCAAAGTCGTAGAGCCTCATCATGTAATCATGTCTTGTCATTTGAAGTCCCTATGCAGCCAGACAATATGACTACGACTCGAACCTTCGCGCTGCTTACGACGGCCTGAGTCAACGATGATACCAGCATCCGTCAACTCTGATCGGCGGCTGCGGTATGTCGATCCATTGTGATTGAAGTGCTCGTTGAGTTCGTAATCTGTAAACCCAAAGTAGCTACGAGTCAGAGCGTATTCTTCAACAAGCTGCTGGATCTCGTTAAGCTGCGGCACAATAGACTCGGCAGCTTGGAAGCTAGTCTCTGGATCGCCAGCACGTACACGCTTGCGAGCCTGTTCGAAGATATCGTCAATCTCTTTGAAGATATTCATCTCATGCCTCCTTGGTTAGACGGATTGTAATGCGACCACGCTTGTCACGCTTGGCTGTGATGCCATGCCCGTATGCTTCGGCAACATCATCCTCAACTAGTTTACGCAACTCATCCTTTGCGTCATCATAGATCTTAGCTGCATCAGCATTTGCTATGATCTTTGCTGCAAGATCTGACCAGTGATTGTTGGTTGTCATATCTGCAACGCGCATTGCATCAACCTTGATCGACTCGACCATCTTCTCTGCTCGACCAAGCTGATGAATTGGTATGATGTCTGGCTCCATCTTGTTCTCAACGTGCCACCAGAAAGCCTTCTCCATCTTGATGAGCTCCTCGATGTAGGTCTCATCTCGATCTACGATGACAACCTGTGGCTCATCGTTGCCGCGAATAACGGAGAAGTAGCAGTACGTTACGCCAGTCACGGCCATGTAATGCTGAAGCTGTGCCATGTAATAGCGAGCCTTGTCGCTGACGTTGACCCCATTGGCTGAGTGCTTCATCTCAAGGAAGGTATCCAGATCTGGTAACCAACGGTCGAGGTTGGCGCACATCCAAGGATATTCTTTATGCTGACGCAGTTGTGTCTCATGCTGGTTGGCATAGCCCATAGTCTTTGTGAACCATGCAGCATGGAAATTCTCAGTGCGAAGGCCGAGCTGAACCCGGAATACGCCAGACAAATCTTCCGGTTCAGCGTCGCCTACCTTCTCACGGTAGAGGTCAACCCAATCGCCTTTCATGATGCGCTGCGCGTCGGATCCACCAATGAACCCGCGACGATTGGTTTGAATAACTGTGCTTGCTAGTGTCATGCTTGGCTCCTTTGTTTACAGAACTATACTGCATTAGTGCTAGTCCTGCAAGTGTGCAGTTGAAATTAAATACGTGTGAGTGCGAGCATCAACCGTTCTTCCCAGGTCTGAAGCTGCCGAGTGATTGGCTTGGCTGCTTCAATGAACTCGGCTGGCAACGGTAGATTTGGATAGCGGTGTGTCCGAACAATCTGCCGGCAGGCTTCCTTGAATGCCACGGCTGGGATATCTTGGAACACAGCGACATATAGTTTGAACGCTTGCTTCTCTGGCAGTGGCGCACGGAATACTTCAGCGACCACTTCTAATGAGGATGTTATTTCCTGGGGCGAGGCTGGCGCGAACGCACCCCGCACCAAAGCGAGGGCGTGCGTGAGCGACCGCTTCGCCTCATCTGATGAGACGGGGATTGGTCGGCGCATATTCACCAAGCTCACCAAGTAACTCAGCTGATCGTCTACGATTGGCTTCAGCCAGGGCGGTGGGAGTAGGACGTGTACTTGTTCGAGATCTGGAAGGGTCAGTGCGACGGATCCAGTTTCGCCAGGTCGCTTGCCAGTCGAGCTTGGGTTTCCCATTGCCAAGCCAGTAGTCTTTGAACTGATCGGTTGCATCTTGAAGATCCACATCTGGTCGAGCTGACTTGGCCCACTCGACATTGGCCTCGCTTGGCTTGAAGTCATCAGGCAGTTGGCTTGCCCTTCTATTATTAGATGATGGTTCCTTATGGTTAGGGTGACACGGTGACACCCCCCCCTGACACGGTGTCACCCCTGACATGGTGTCATCCCTACTTTCGTCGAATGACCTGATGACATACAGGTTGGTTCGACCAGGCTTCTCCTCGATGCGTATCAGATCCATTTTAACAAGCTCTGAGATGGCTCGCTGGATCGAGCGGGTACTGAACCCAGTGTACTTTGCAAGCCTGTCTATGGCGGGCCATGCCTCACCACGAGGGTTGGCATGGTTAGCTATACCGACCAGGACAAACTTCAGCAGCGGCTTGGTTGTACCATCCACTTCTGGAAGCTCTAGATTCAGAGCATAGTTGAGTGCTTCGATGGACACGTTGACCTCCTTGAGAGCGAGCGGCCCCTCGCCCAACCGGGGGCCGCGAGAACTCAAGGGGTTCTGTCAGCCCACTTATCCACATCCCGTGATGGGATCTCATTGATAGTCAGATTGTACTGAGCTTCGACTAGCTTCTTCTTAATGACATAGACATCAGTTATCATGCCTTTGACATCTTCAACTATGACAGATTCTGACCTGCCCAATTCGTTGAGGACTACATACCTAAAGTCTGCTCGGTAGGTAGTGATCGGCTTGCCAGCATGGACAATCTGATAGCTTGGTTGCATGACCAGGTTATCAATCTTGCCCTGGTCTTTCATCAGTTTCAGTTGTTCATATCGAGTGGCCTCGGCTGACGATGCAAACCAATGACCATCGACTCTCTTACCTTGGGCATTGTACTTACCACGACGGGTCTTGTTATAGCTGCGAGTCTGTCGTGCTTCAGTTGTAGAGACTGGAAGTTTAGCCATCGGTATCCTCGACTACCTTGATCTTAACATTTAGTGCCACGCACCAGCACATCAGGTAGAAACAGGACGGCAATTTAACCCCGCTCTCCCATTTGTTAACATAGCAATCGGAGACACCGATCTTTGCCGACAGTTCTTCTTGGCTCATGCCAATCAGTTTGCGGCGCAGCACCAAGGTAGAGATCAGTTCTTTGTAGAACCGTTCTTCACCTGGCGAGGGGATCGTATTCCGAGAGAACGCTGGCTTCTTGATTGGATTGCGTAAGAGTGCCAGCGACTTTGAGTGCGGTTCGATAATGCAGATCTCGCCCATTCAGCACCCGATAGTATGTGCTATCTGGAACGCCAGCCTGAATGAAAGCCTCCTTCAGATCGGCTTGCTTGCTGGCTGCAAGCTCGGCCAACTGTACGAAGTAACTCTTTATTTCAGTGTGTGACATTGCCAGTGATCCGGTTTGACTGGCACAAGATACTGCACATTTGCAGGTTGTCAATCAGTCTCGTCATCTGGGTGGCGTTCGATCCCAAGATCTTCCTCGATCCAAGCCATGACTGTCTTAACTTCGTCGATCAGTTCAGCGAATGCCTCTTCATTCTTGACTTCACCTGCTGCTCGTTTGCAATCCTCGTAGTCCCAGATCACATCCCATAGCAGGTTCATCCATTCAGTCGGGTTACCTCTGACGATCTTGTTCATGTCGATCTCCTCGATGAGATTGATTGACCTTCTGGCTCAGAAAAATTCCAAGTTTTTTACTCGTTGTTTCACGTGAAACCTGAGCCGCACACATCATTAGATACTATCCCACTGACGTAAACCTAACGACCAGCAGTCATGCTGATCGTTAGGCACGGGTCAAGGCAGGGCGACCCAGATCCAGAATGAGGCGAGCAGGATCAGTGCAAAGGCCGCAGTGTCGATAATCTTCTCGGTCATTGGTGTGCTCCTTAGAGTGTGAGAAGCAGCTCATCTGCTATTTTGGTTTCATCCCGTAGCAGTTGAGAGATGATTTCCATCTGCTCTGGGGTGACGCTCTGAAAGATTGCTGTTTTCTGTAGAGCCTCACCGTGAGAGATCCTTCCTTCTCTCCACATGGTCATCACTTCCATCATCATCTCTTCCTTGTTCATTTCTTCTCTCCTTGGAATGTGAGAAGCAGGGGCCGAAGCCCCTGCGAAGTGGCTGCCCTTAGGCAGCCTGCTCGCTCTGAGCAACTTCGGGAGAGCCGATGCCGAAGCGCTTGGCTCGCTCCATGCCAGCCGTCGAGAACTCGCGGCGAGCTGTCGGGCGAGCTGCGGGAGTCTCGAAGCGAGAGCCGGTCTCGGCCTCGTAGACTGCAACCGCTTCTGTCAGCAGGTGCTCGAGCGTTGCGAGCTGAAGCTCGAGCCGCTCGGCCCAGTCGATAGCACGGTTGAGTGCAACCTCGGAGAGCTCGTCGCCACGGTGGGACCGTGCAGCGACGATGACCTTCTGCTTTGCGTCATCGAGATCTGTCTGCGTGCGCTGGATCGTGAGGGCTGTGCTGTAGCAAATCCCGTTGAGGACGCGCTTCTGAGCGTAAGCCAGGACGTTGACCTGAACCGTCTGCCCGTCCTTATCCTGACGAGTCTGAAGTTCAGTGAGTTCTTGAGCGATGGTACGGAGGGCGGAGGTGATGGAGGATGCGTTCTTCTTAGCCATGACATGTTCCTTTCGATGTGTCGCGGGACAGCCCCGCGATGTCACGCCCGAATCGACCGAGGCTTCGCCGGAGAAAAGGGGTCACCCGAAGGGTGACGCTTGCGCTTGCCCCTTTTCTTCGGTGGAGTGGGCGATAAGGATAAGCGTGCAAGCGGGGATGGCTCGTGGCGCAGCGGAAGGTGTCGATGGCGAAGAGCGCATTCGACGAACCGGAGCCCGGAGTGCCAGAGCGGGCATCAGTCTCACATTCAGTCCACAGATAAGTGCTAGACATTTCAACGTCTTGGCTCACTCGAGGTTGGTCCTCTTGACAGGGTTTTGCGACCTGCCACTCTATATACAACCCCATGCAGAGAAGCCCGATGAACGCAATCATCCAGAGATCTGACACAGTTCCCCTGACGCCGAAACAGGATGCGTTCTGTGATGAGTATGTAGCGAACGGCGGCAAAGGCACAGCAGCCGCAAAAGCAGCCGGTTACGCTGAAGCATCTGCTCATGTCGAAGCCAATAGATTGCTGAAGAACCCGCTGATTCTACAGGAGATTTACAAGAGGACTGCCATAGCGATTGGTGCCTCTGCTCCAAAGGCTCTAGCGCAGATCATAGGGTTGAGTTCTACAGCTAAGAGTGATTACGTAAGGCTCGAAGCCTCTAAAGATCTGCTCGACCGAGCGGGACTGAAGGCTCCTGAGCGGGTAGATCACCGGCTGGACGGTGAGTTGAAGATCTCCATCGACCTGTCATGACGCGCAAGGATCTAAGGAGTTAGTGCTCTCTACGGGAAGTGTGAGGGGGGGGGGGTTCAAAGTGGGCGCGATAGCCTAGTGCGAGATCCCACACAATTATTTTTCCCCCTCAAAGTTCGCTGCACATCCGCAGTCAGTCCATTGAGCTTATAGTGTCTCGTGAGATTTTGGTGACACTTCTGTCGGTACGGGGGTGGGTGGAGATCGGGTGCGTGCCTATGGCTGGCTCGATCTCCTTCTCCGTGTGGGGTGAATCATGGCAAGTCCGTTGTGGCAGCGTAAGGCTGGGCAAAATCCCAAGGGTGGATTGAATGAGGCTGGCCGTGCTTCGTACAAGCGGGAGACCGGTGGGAACTTGAAGGCTCCTGTAAAGGGAGCGCCGAGTGGGCCGGAAGAGATGAGGCGCAAAGGTTCGTTCCTTGTGCGTATGGGCTCGGCTGCTGGTCCTTTGAAGGATGAGAAGGGTCGCCCGACAAGATTGAAACTTTCACTTGAGGCTTGGGGTCATGGTGGCGACAAGGCGAGTGCTGTCGCCAAGGGTCGTGCCTTGCTTGCCCGGTATCAGGCTTTGAAGAAGAAGAAGAAAGCTAATGGCTGAGTCGGCTTCCAAAACCAACCCTACTCTTTGGAAGAGAGTGGTTGCCCGTGTGAAGGCGGGTGACAAGGGTGGGAAGTCGGGCCAGTGGTCTGCTCGGAAGGCCCAGTTAGCAACTCTTGCCTACAAGAAGGCAGGTGGTGGTTATCGTGGAGCCAAGTCCGAATCGAACTCCTTGGCAAAGTGGACGAAGCAGAAGTGGCG